CTTAACTAAAGGGACGAAGTTTTCACCAAAATTGTGCATAAATGAAATCGCGGACAACAAGGCAAGTTTTTCTTTTTTACTCAGTGACATCGTTCATCTCACGAATAATTTCATTCGCTTGTCTGATTTCGCTTTGCGCGAATACTTCGCACATCTTTGCTACTTGCTCGCCATCAAGAGCATCAATAATCCTAAGCGGTGACTGAGTGAAATTTAAGTGAGCGCATTTTCCTTCGCTTATTACTTGATAGAGAAGCAAGACTGCTGTTGTAAGAAATTCCGCTTCAAGAATACGGCAATGCAAGAATTCCTCTGGTGTCAGTTTTGACAAATCCCTGTCACCATTTTTAAGTGACATGTAATTTGAAACAAGTTGTTCGGAAAATTTAATGTCCTGCATCAACCCCAAGCCTCTTTCTTTTCTTGAAAAGCTCGCGCATAAATTTCATCGGCAGTGATTGGCGATTCGCCGCCACTGTCATCCCAAAGATACTGCGGAGTTGGATCTATTGTATCAAATTCAATTTTGAATCTTTTGTTTTCGTTCATCATGTACTCAACCCAGCCAAACAGCTCTTCGGGATCTGTGCCAGTTTCCTTGGAACCGCTGTCTTTATCTGTAACCTCCCAGGAGATAAAATTCTTGGGTTCGTATTTAATTGTTAAACAGATTGGGTTTCGTCGATCAGACTCATAAGCGACCTCGGTTGCATCAATTTCAATTTTGTAATCTTCGGCCACGCCGTCATAGATATTTGCAACCATTTGCATCGCTTGAACTAAGTCACCTTCGCCGTATTCGGTGTTAATTTTTTTGTCTAGGCCATCTCGTGTAAATTTAATTTTTGTATGCGTTACGCACCACTCAACTTTGTCGCTCAATTCATGCTCCCAGTAACTAGGTGGATCAAGGGGGCGGGGATCGTAAATAAAGTTAGACATCAGTTTTTCTCCTGAAACATGGATTTTGCAAAACGTGAGCCTGGTCCGTAGGCTTCAACAAGCTCAGGGAACGCTTTAATAATCTTTTGCTTGTTTGTACTGTCTGCCACGCAAATTGCATCAGCCAGCTTTGTGCAGAAATTGCCGCCGTAGCGACGCATCGTTTCCGTGAGAACGTAAAAATCGTCTGAAGTCATTTCTCTGTGAAAAGAATTTGTTTGCGAAAAGAGCGACTCGATTGCCGCTCTCAGTGCATTGTAAGCGATGACGCGGCACATGTCAAGCACCAATCAATTCAGCTTAAATAAATTTTGCCGTCATCGCCAACGCAGGCAAAGATTTCAGATTGACTGTGCGCCGCGTCTGTAAGAATTTCTGAAACCTCAGAAGCCCAGTCGCCGTCCCAGAATCCAGCGCCGTGATGATTTCTAGTAAGTATGTAATCGTATTCAGTTTGATTTTCGCTGGGCTGCATTAAATCGTAAAAGTCATCAATACTGCTCCAGGCCTCGCCAATGTTTTTTGTAATTTGCGGCTCAACAATTTGAATAAACTGCTGAAACTCACCGTAAAGATTTTCTATTGATTTCTGGTCAAAATTATTAATGTTGTAATTTTCATCAAGCGGCGTACCGCTCTCATCACATTCCGTAAAAAGAATTGCCGCGGCAAGGGCCTGAGCTGTTGGATTCACGTAAATAGTCATCATCTTCAGTAAAGATTACCAAGCTGAAACTCTTTTAATGCGGAAGTTGCTAATTCTGTAGAAGTAAATGCAATAATTTCTAATTTGTTTACAAAAAAGAAATTCCTGTCACTCGCAAACTTTGCCCAATAAAGCGGGAAGTGCGAGCCAGCAAAAGTTGTGGCGCGACTAACAGAGCTGGGCAGATAATCAAAATGACCCTCCTGAGAAAGCGCGTAAATCTGACACAGATCACGCATCAATTGATTGAATGTTTTGCCGTCGTGATTTTCTAAAAACAGCAAATACTTGCCGCTTTCTTCACGCAATTTAAGCGATGACATTTTTCTGACGATAAAAAAGACCGCTCTGTGTTGAACGGTCTTTGTATTATAGCATGAATCACAGGACTTGTCAAGTACTAATCTTGACCAGCTCTTTCACACATTTGCTCAAAAGTAATAAATCCAAGATCGTCATCCATTCCCTCCGCCTGCATAATTTTTTCTCGCAATTCAGATATTTGATTAACGTGCCTCATGATTACATCAGCCTTAACGGCCAGGGTTGTATAAATCTCACGGCTCAACCAAGGCGTAAGAAAAGCAGCAATTTGTGCTTTTGTTTTTTCTCGCTTGAGTGCTTTAATGCAATCTTCAAGCTGTAAATGCAGTCCCAGCAGGAGCGCATTTAACTCATAGGTGTAAAGCTCTGATTTCAGTTTCATGATTCAATCGAGATAACGGGAAGCTTTGCCACAGAAAACAAGATCCATGACACCGTGAAAATCAGTGGGAGCAACACTGTAATCATAATCACCATTGCCCTTAGTGATGAAATAAAACCTTGCAGTTTCACGAATAATTTTGTTTTGAACGCTAGCGAGACGATCATCTTTCATCAGGCGCAGCATGTGAATCTCGACCGACGAGAAATCATACTCAGATTCTTCTTGTTTGCGCTTTTCGTAAAGCTTGCAATACATGGGAAGAAACAAGCTGCCTAGCTCGCTAACCATCCACAAGCGTGTATCACCTTCACGCATTTTATTCAAAATCTTTCGATCATGAATAGCAACGTCAGTCCAGTTGTGCCTAACAACATCTTCTGCCTCAAAACACATCCACTCGTGAAGTGTTTTATTTCGCAGAATACGTTTAACAGGCTCCTGCCTGCTAATAATTTGTGTCATTTGCACTGTACGCAAAGTTGAACGAAGAACGATGCCATTGTAACAGGTTTCAGCTTACTTGTCAAGTACTAATCTGATTGCGCTTTACAAGAAAGAAACCTGGAGATCAGGGTAAATAACTTTGTTCATTAAACGTGGCAAGATTTTTCTTGCTTCGCTGATTGGCAGAAATGGCTCCGTGCGAACAAACCCGCACTTTGAATAAGGACATACCCATTTCGCAATGTTGTTGTGAACATAAATCAATGGGTACTCACTCTTGTTGCCAATCCAAATACAACCTTCATCAACTGCAACATGCGAATTAAAGCGAGTGCGAACAAATGGAAAGAAAGCGCCCTCAGCAGCTGCAAAATTATTGTAATCAAAGTAAATTCCACCCCACGCCCGCTGCTGTAACTGAAAGTACCTATCAGTGAAAAGCCCAGGTATTTGAAATTCTTTCATTGCATTGCGCTCAATATCCAGCTGATCTTCATAAATACTCTTAAGCCTCAGTGAATAGGATTTATTGTTTGTCAGAGCTTCTTTACAAAGCGCGAATCTTTTCTTCGTTTGCGTTTCTGTAAATAGCAGTGCTCCAGTCTCCGAATATTTGAAGTGCAATTTCTTCACTCGCCTTTGTGTCATACCTTTCGACTTCCGACAAAATTGGACGCTTTGTTACTATAAAGCCTTTTAGGTATTGATGAAGCTTCCACCCATAATCTTTTGCATCTAAATTCCAAAGCCATTCAAGTATTTGAAAAGAACGCAGGCGACACCAATACCAGTAAGAGCGAAACTTAACCGCGTCTGCTGGTAAAGAAATCTGCGCGACATAAAAAGTCTCCGGGCAAAGAAACTCACCAACTTCGGGCGCACCAATACGATTTATAGAATAATTATTCCACCATCGTTGTTTTAATTTGACATTTGCTTTCAAAACCTGAAAATAGTATCTGCGTCGCATGACACGCAAAGCCTTCTCCTTCCAGTCGAGAGAGGCGTGCTTCCTGAACTTTTCTGGCTTTGTAGAAAAATCCTGGGGAGCAAGCTGAATGCGATGCTTAAAAGCTTTTTTTGTAGCGCCGGTCACGAATCCTTTGAACAAACGGAGGCTTGCGTGTTATCTTTAATCAAAGCCTTAGGGGGCAAATGTCGTGTCTCGCTTCTTCTACTCCGTAATTGTGCCAAAGGGTGAAACCAGGCTTGCTGGAACAAAAATCGTTTCAGGGAGACTGATCACAGGAAATGCGCTTGAAGCGGTTAGGGCTGTCGAGAAAATGCACCCAAGGGCAATTAGCCTGCACGTTCACAAAGAAAAGCGCCGTGCAGTTTCCAGCATCTGACGACGAAAAGCAAGCCGTGCATGAATCTGTGCGCGAGCTAATCGAGTCGCTTTCTGAATCAGCGAGTCTTGCAAGTAATCTTGTCGCGCTCTTAAACGAAAACTTCTTGGCAATAAGTAAAGACTACAGAAAAAAGATTCTTGGAAGCGTCACGAAAATTGATGCTTCCTTATGGCATTTAAACCTGCAGATTCATAACATGAATAAAGCAAAAGAAAGAATCATTGGCAAGCCTGAGTAAAAACGCTGTTAATACGCTGACTTGCATTGACAGGATGCCCTCAAGACTTTACACTTAAGGGGTTCTATGCAAAAACCTTGTCATGGCAAGGCGCGACAGGCTCAGGTTCAGGCCCGGCGAGACGGTCTTCGCTCGCTGGCACGGCGGGAGCGAGTTTGAGATCGTCGAAGAGGTAGTCTGCAATTCTTCTTTGCCGCACTACAAATGCAAAACCTGGGGCGGCAGAAAGTATGACTACTGGGTTTTTCCTCAAATTCACCTTTCCAGGACTGCGATTGAAACCCTAATTGGGGAAGCAAATCACAAACAACTTTCTCTCATCTGACCAATTTCTTTTCCTCAGAAAAAATGGCAACCTTTCTTTCTCGTCGGGAAGCGCAAGAACGTGCGCGTAAAGAAAAAGAACAAAAGCGTCAAGATAAACTGCGGCACAAAGATTTGCTTTGGGCGGCAAATCGCCGTTACCTAGATGATCAGGAATGGTACGAGCTTTTCGTTCTTGATCGCACGTTTGGAAAATGGGGGCCAGAACAAGCGGAATACGAGTTCGGCAAACTAGGGGAACTGCGCGAATTTTTTGCACGTCACGCAGTTGGTAGCAAGTGCCCACATCTCAATGCGCTAGAAAAGCATCTTGCTCTTCACGCAGAAAAAGAAGAAACCCAGGCAAACCAAAAATCAAAGAAGATCGTCAAAGCTCACCCCAGTGAGAAGCTGGTTGCAAAGTAAAGGCCATGTGCCACTTGTACTACGTGGCACTAGTACACCTTAGCTACAAAAACGACACCCCATCCCATGCTGGAAGAACTGGAACGCGCAGTGCGTATGCAAGAGATTCTAACAAGCTCTCGCAAAAAATTCAAAGAACGCACAGAAAAAATTAAAGAAGAACGCAATGAGCTACTGCTATTGATGACAACATGCGAAGACGGATCAGTTCAGTACGAAAACTTTGAAAGACAAATTGACGTACTTGACCAGAAAGAATTTGAGATTTACTCAAAATACAAAAAAGTTCTTCAAGCTGCTGACAAGGAAATCAGTGAATCAATTGCAGGAATTATTCAGCGATGCTTTGGATCCAGTATCCATAGCAGTTCAGCTGCAGGAAATGCGCCCAATTATGACGACGGAACAACTTAAAAGATCAGAGGCGATAACACAAACTATTGTTTCACTCGCAGCCCTAAAACTTGAACTTGCGGCGAAGCAAGACTCGCATGGCTTTGCACGCATCTACAGACAACAAGTAGAAGCGGCAAAAAGAGGCTTGCTTATTTTGCAAGAGCTGCTAGACTAAACCGCTCATTCTTTTTGCAGATGACTGACGAACCTTCACAGTACGCAAAAGCTGAAAACGAATCAGCTCGCTTCACAATGATTTTGAACGATGCGATCAGGGATGATCGTATCAGCTGGCGTGCGAAAGGAATACTTGCAGGCTGTATGAGCCACGCAAATAGTTTTCAGTTCAGCAAAAGCTGGATTATTGAACACGGAACAGAGGGGCGAGACGCAGTAAATAACGCATTGAACGAACTTCGCAAATACGGATACTTAGAAGATCGCATCAGCAAATGCTCTAAAACAGGCAAAATACTTGGCTGGGGTCTTATTTTCAAGGATCGCCCAAGTGAGCCAAAGGAGGACCGTCTCCCTGAAAACCCGTCAGACGGAGAAACCGTCTCACTGAAAACCCGTCAGACGGTTAAGCCGTCAGACGGAAAACCAGTGACTATAAGAAGACCAATAAATCCAGAAGACCAATCTCAAGAAAACCAAGTAGCCCAGCGCCCGACGACGCCAGAGACGGCAGCACGGGGCAGCGCACGCTTCACCGCCGAGACGAAACACATTCCATTCGACTTGCAAAATGTCGATGCGATGATCTGTGAATTTTTCAATGAACACAAGGCGGGCGCAAAAACAAAGCGAGCTTTCGACGGATTGATCAAAGAACTGCTGCAAATCAAACTTGATAAAAGCGGCGGGATCAAAGCTGTGCAAAATCAGTTATCGACAGCGATCAAGCGATCTGCAATGGGCGAAAAGAAATGGGCGTCCATTACTTACGAAAACTGGCAACGGTTTGGGCAGGGCAATCAAGGTAATGCTAAAATGCAAACTCCGCAGCTCCCGATGATCTCTGTTGCTTTTGCAGAGGACATGGTGTAGGATCTGCAAACTCAACCTCAACCCTCAGAAAACATGACAGTGCTCGACATCAGCAAGTTTGAAACTGCTGAAGACTCTTCGACGATAGAAAAACATTTTCTTGCCGCCGCCTATAATCATCTTTCTTTTGATGTGGGCAATAATGAGTGGATCTGTGAATTCATGGATCTACCAAAATCTGATGATCTATTCAGCGACGCATTTAACAGATACGCATACAGCTGCTTGTATGAAGAGTTTACTAACTTTTCACATGCGCCGATCAATGACATTACGTTTTCGACGCGGCTAAAGAACGCGGCTTCTTGCGAACTAAGAACTGCTGAAGAGTATGTGCAAAAGATTGCAAGTCTGCCGATTGAAAATGACCTAGACACCTGGCGTTTTCAAATTCTGCCCATTTGGAAATTCCATCGTTCACGCCGTCTCATCAAGGATTATCTTGCAACTTCACTTGATCTTGTAAATAAAAGCTGCAGTCAGGCTGAATCAAAAATTGCTCTTGCGAATGTTCTTCATGCCGCCGAGCTGCTCGATGGCAACGACCTCGCCCAGGAGGCCCTGCACCCCCTTCTCGCCTCACGAGAGATACTCCTGGGGCCAAAGCTGCTCAACAGGGTCTTGCAGACCCGTTTCAGCGGGCTGAACAGCTGCCTGGGCGGAGGCATCCGTCACCCCGATAGCGCCGACAAGGGAAGGCTGATCGTTGTGGCAGGGCGACCGGGTTCTGGCAAATCAACCTGGGCAATGAATCTTGCACTTGACGTTGCAATGAAAAACTGCAAAGTATTGTTTTACACGCTTGAGATGTCAGAAAAAGAAGTGTGCGATAGAATGATAAGTTGCATGGACTATCTTAATTGCATAGAAAACAATGCACGCAATCCTCTGTCTTATGCACACATCATTCGACAAGCAAATGACAAAATGCAGGCGGATCGAATCAGGGAAATGCAACTAGAGGGGATCGCAAAGAATCTGATTTTTGCAAAAACCTACGACGTTACACCAGATCAAGTAGTATCTAAGATCAAAACAGAAAAGCGCAAAAACAAAGACCTTGGCTTAGTTGTAATTGACTATCTTACTTTGCTTGATCTTGATTCAGAAAAGGTTTCAAGCGAGAATCGTGCGCTAGCTGTTGGCAAGGCAACACGACGCCTGAAAACAGTTGCGCTGCAGACAGGTGTTGACATCCTCGCCGTCTGTCAGCTCAACAGAGGCGTTGAAATGCGCGACAACAAGCGCCCGATGCTTTCAGATCTTCGTGAATCAGGGCGCATCGAAGAAGATGCTGATGTTGTAATTATGAATTACTGGCCATACTATTACAACAAAGAGGAAGATCCGCTTTGCTACGAATACGCCGTTGTAAAAAACAGGCAAGGTGCGACAGGGACGTGCAACGCAACATTTGCAGCCCAGTTTTATGCAATGCTTGATTCAATGAGCCAGCTATGAAACATTCCTCTCGCCAGACGCCCTGCCCAATATGTAATCGCAACAAGGACGATAAATGCAGATGGGGCGATGAGATGATATTTTGCTATGACGGTACATCTTTTGCGCCGCCCCAGCACTTAAGGGTCGGGGATAGAGTAAAAATCGGCTCACAAACTTATGCACTTTTCTCGCATCAGTGCGGATTTGCAAATAACTCCTACGGATTTGCTCTGGTAGATGACTTTAATTACAGATTTCTACCATACGAAGACAAGCGAATTTACAGAAAAAAATGTATCAGCATAACCCGCAAGCTATTAAAGAAACAAGAATCCTTAAATGCGTTTATGAATGCAATTAAGGCTGAAGACTGCTTTCATGAAATGAACCTTAAAGCATTTAGATTGAACAAGGAGTACACGGAAAAGGCTCTCTTTATGCTTGAAAAGCTTTCTGCTTACGCGGTTGCCAATAAAAGATATGTAGTTGATTACCTGAATCAAACTCAGGCACTTCAAGCTGCAATATCTAAGATGAGTGAAAACATGAAATCAATGAATGAATTTGAAAAACTGCACTTTCAATAAATGGAACCCTCAAAGCAAAAGATGTCACCACCGCCCAACTGGACTTCAATTTTTACCTTGCGGCCAGATCTTGATCCCCCTGGCTACGCGGAGACTTTTATACATACCCAGGAAAATCCATACGTAAAACCAAGCCAAGTCAAAAAAGAAGAAAAGGCGGCAAAAAGAAAAGCAAAAAGTCCAGGCCGCAATCAGATTACTTAAAACTCATTCCAGTGAGTTTCTTTTTTTGCCTCAAATTCGTCAAGCGTTACTTTTTCAAAATCAATAGGCGCAACTGGAATTTTTCTTGTTAAATGCTTGTTGTCAGAGTTCTCTTCTGTCGCAACTCCATTAATCTCGCAGTATTTCTCGTACCACTCCTGAATCATCCTTCTATCAACAAAGCCTTGCATCAGATTTGCAACTGCTTGAACACTTTCTCCCTTTTCAAGAAGCAGATTGACGCATATACGCAGAATGCGATTAAGAGATGTTGAAGCTCGTGTAGGCATTTTGCAACTAAGGGCTTGACGGCTCGTGCTACGTGATGTTAGCTTACGCTTTGTCCACTCGACCACTCAGAAACGTGTCAGTCCACCGGAAGCTCATGGAAGCGCGTATCGCCCTCCAAAGCACAAAGCTAACAAAAAGCGGTAAAAACAAATTCGCCGGATACAATTACTTTGAACTTGGCGACTTCCTGCCAACTGTTCAGGAAATCTTTTCAATGCTTGGCATTTGCGGAGTCGTCTCTTACGGCGCAGAAGAGGCTGTTCTTACTATTTATGACTGCGAAAACCCAGACGACAAAATTCTGGTTTCCTCGCCCATGTCTTCTGCTGCGCTAAAGGGTGCTCACGAGATTCAAAACCTCGGCGCAGTGCAAACGTATCTCCGTCGTTACCTGTGGGTGACAGCAATGGAAATCGTTGAGCACGATGCTCTTGATGCCGTGCTGGGCGGCGATTCTGGCGCTCCTGCCCCTGCCCAGAGGCGCACTGCAGCACCGGCCCCTGCTGCGACTCCAGCCACCTCCGACGCCTCGCCTCAAAGCAAGTTAGAAGCCAAGCTGGTCGATCTAGGGATTACTCCCTATGGAATCAAGACTGTTCTTGCAATCACAGAGGCTGAGTCAATCTCCGAAATGGCAGAAAATAAAGTAACCGCACTGCTGAAGGCGGTTGGCGCTGATCATGTCAAGATGTTCAATCAGGGTAAAAATAGCAAGGGCGCACAAATTATTCCCTCGCCCGTGAAGGATCAAGTCAGCGCGGCAAATTCGATTGATGAGCTTGCAAAAGCAGCTGAGGAAGCTTTTGGTGATGACTGAACCAATTCAATGGAAGGTCACGCGCCTTCCTTGTCGCGGTCCCAAGTCTGGGCAGTCTCAAGAGTCATTCCTGCGTGGCAAGGCGCAGGGTGACAAACAATGGGATAAGCAGCGAGAGCGTAATTTCCAAAAACTGCTTTACGTAAAAGCGACCACCGAGCTGCATGGCGCCAACACCATCAGACAGGAGGACTACGACCGTGGCTGATCCCACTGATCAGGATCTGCTGGAACTGATGCCCGAGGCCATGCGGGATGAGTTCGGCTATGCGGCCAGGGTTTGCAGCGCCCCACCGCCTGAACTGGTGCGCCAATGGATGGAGCGCACCGAGTATGACGAACACACATGGTTTTACGAAAGCTACATAGCAGAGCAAGCCGCCCGCTGGGGCGCAGATCAGGAGCTGGAGGCGGTTCAAAAAGAGATTATTGCACAAGCCTGGTTTGCAGATCCAAGGCATCGCCTTGCTCAGCTCCGCGCTGCCCGCCGCCCCAAGCCGCCGAGCTTGAAGGAGCAGGCGCTTGGTGCGTTGGGCAGGTTTAACACCAATGCCCACATGGCTACCAGTGAAATGGTGGCTGACTTTGACACAATCCGCCGCGCCCTGGAGGCCCTCAATGACTAAGCAACACCGCGCCACGCCCGAACAGTGGGCTCAGCAAGCGCTTTGGGCAGAGACCCACGAAGACAGCGACAGCTCTTGCATCATGGAGCTGTTGCACCGCATCGAGGTGCTGGAGGCTGCGCAGCAGAAGATTCGCTCCGCTCCTGTGCCGCCCGTTGGGGCACACCCGCCAACAACATTAGTGAGGAAAACTAATGACTGACTACCTCTCCCTCCGCATCAGCGCCGTCAGCGCCCGCTGCAAGTTCGGCGCCATGATCCAAGACTGGTATCGCCACAACGGCTGGCAGCACTGGACGCTTGCATCCTGGGCTGAATCGGCAGGCTTCCATGCCATTCCCTATGGCCGGATGACTGACATCTTTGGTGGCACATCCGGAGAGCTGTCCCGACAAGACTTTGAGTCCCTCGCTGAAGCGAACCGTCGGCTTGCCGCCAAGGACTACGGCACCTTCGCCAACTACCGGGATGCGGAGGCCATCAGCAATGCCGTGCCACTGCTCCACGAGAGCGGAGCGCCATGGACTGCTTCTGATTTCTGGGCCTGCTACTGCGGGCTGCTTGCACCTATTCGCCCCTTGACTCGCCATGACTAACCTCTCCCCTGCCGCAAATGCAATTCTCAAAGCGTTCTGTGAGCGTTATGACGAAATCTGCGACACCGGAGTGCTTCATAAAAACTGGAAAGAACACTGCATAGCGGCTACTCTTTCAGCACTTGCAACGCGAATTAAAGGCGCTAACGGCATCCGGCAAGACATCATCGACATTGTTTACGAACTGGAGGATTGCGATTGAAGCACTGGTGGCGAATCATCGCTAAAGTTCTCGGCGAGAAAGCGCACTATCACAATTGGATTGCAGATCAGGTTGCAATAGTGCGCTTCTCTATCCTGCTTGCATATATGATCACAAATGCTTTTATATGCGCAGGCGTCATTCGGCATTGGAACAACTGATTTTCTGTCATGAAACGAGACATCTTTCAAGTAACTAGTCTGCGAA